CTGGTGATGTAGATCTTAGTCGTGATCTCATGTAGTTCCAAGCAAATGGTGAAGACCACTGTGTAAGTTCATCAAAGCCTATCCAACTAAATGCTAGTCCTTGATATCGTAGAACATCATCATCTCTGTCGAGGTAAGACATCCACAGTCTTGCCCCTGACGGAGCAACCCACTGCATCTTTCGTTCTGACCACTTGATGCCCTTCCAGATTTTCGGGTACAGTTCTTGGCTTTTAAATATAAGCTCTCGTAGTTCCTCAGTGGTGTGACGCAAGAGCAAGCCACTGAACTCAGGATGTCCCATATAACGCAAAGGATCTGCCAACATAGCGTAACTTTTGCCGCCACCTGCAGATCCACCATATAAAACTTCTCTTTCGTTAGCTGCCAAGAACTCTGTTTGTGGTCCTTCATTTGGTTTAAACACAACATTATGTGTTTCCTGTACAGCAAAATTTTCACGTATTTCAGGTGGTAGCTGTTTCTCCACTACTTTCGTTTCTTGCACCTGTTCTGCTTTCTTCGATTTGCTCGGCTTTTTGGATCGCTTTTTGGGCATAGTCTGCCCATCTGCGTAAGCTGAAAGCTTTGTTCTTCCGTCTTTTTTCATTCTTTAATCGTTTCATTAATCCTACATGAGATATATGTCTGCCACTATTTTTAGTTAACCATAGTGCTACTTCTCTGTAAGAGTATTGTTTAACTAGAGATTTTGCTTTGTGTAATAAATCCAGTTCTTGTTTTATAGGCAACAGCATACTATCATCTGCAGAGTCTAGCTCATACCCAAACGGAACTGTTCTAGCTATTCTTGGTATGGGTAGCCACTCTGTTTCGTCATGTAGGTCAAGTGGTTGAGGGAGTTTCCATTTCCCTAGTTCTCTATTTGCCATCTGCCTTTTTCTTTGTTCTTCTTGTTCTTCTCTTTTTTCGTGTATACTTTTTACCTGTAGCAGAGGTTGCTCCCATAACTCGTGCTAACTCAGCACTTGCCTTGTTTATCTCTCTGTCGTATTCTGCTGTTCCCACTCTACTAGTTGGCTTAAACTCAGCAAACTTTTTCATTGCTGCCTTTTGTTTTGCCGTTACTTTACCTTTTGTTTTTCCTAGATTGTATACAGTCTTTGTAGGTGTTCCTGTTTTAGCTAAATCATCTATCTCTTTTTTAGTAGTAGTTTTTGTTGTTGTTGTAGTCTTCTTCTTCTTACGTGTTTTACTAGTTGTAGTTTTAGTTGGAATTTTAGTGGTTGTTGTAGGTGCTATTGTAGCTTTACCTTTATCTCTCTGCTCTATCTCTGGTTTTATTCTATATACAGTTTTAACGTGAGGATTGTTTGGATTCTTTTTTCTAAATGCTTTTACTTGCATCTTAGCTTCAGCTGCTAGTCCTCTAATCTTTGCCTGTGCTTTATACAAAGCTTCTGTATCAGCCTTGCTCATTTTTGATAGACCTCTAGCTATATCTGATCTAGCCTGATCTCCTACACCTGATAGTTTCTTCAGTCCTTTCTGTGATCCCTTTTTACTTACCCCTTTTAAAAATTTAAATACCATTGAACTACTCCTCTTTATTTTTAGGTGGCATTAGCATTACACCACCTGATGTTTCTACCTGAACTTTTTCAGTTTTAATTAAACCACTTCTATCTAGTAGTTCTTTAGCCGCAGACATCTTATCACGTATACCTAGCTCTGTTGGATCATACAAACCATTCACAACAGCCATCGCTGCCTTTGGGGCATTACGTGCCATGTACATCTGAGTAGCTTCAAGTATCTCTTCTTTTAATCCAGTAGTAACTTGAGAAGGGCTAACACCCTTTGCATATCCTGCAAGCTTTATTGCTTCCCCTATATCCCCATTTGCACCATCAAATAGCACATCTAAAAACTTTTGTTGTTTCTCTGTAAGCTGTCTCATGTCAGCATCTCCATCGTCTTCTAGCTTGTCGTAATCTACTATTTGGATCTTTCGCAGCCTTTGGAAACTTTTTCATTTGTCCTGCACTTCTAGCACAAAAAGATTTTCTTCTTGCTGCTCGTTTACCTTTTGGGTTTTTCTCTGTTACTGCTGTTTGTAATTTAGATCCGGGATTTCTTCTTCTGTACTTTGCAACTCCTTTGGCAGTCATACCTGCACCTGACTTAGTGGGACGTTTGTCACCACTTTTAATAGACATTCCTTTCATGGAATCTCTTTTTGTTTTGCGTACCTTTGATGACATGTTATTAGTTCAATTCAAAATGAGGACCATCAATAAATGGAGTCCTGCCAGATTTACGTCTTACATCAATGTAATTGTTCATAGCATCTTGCATTGGTCTTTCCCACTCAGCTATATTATCTATTGTCCACGCTGCTCCCCAACGTATTTTAGCTCCAGTTTCTTTCGCTGCAGCTTTCATTGCGTCAGCTATATCATCATACATTACGATGTCCCAACTTGGGTCACTACCATCATACGCCATTAAATCGACAGCGTGTGAGTAGCCATCTTCCTGCACAAGATGTTTGGATTTCATGGTCTGTGATCTTTTTGCTTCATACAACCTCTTTTGCTCTGCAAGGGAACGAACCCCATAAATCACCCCAAAGTCCACTTTGCTCAGTTCAATGGCACGTTTAACTGTATCTACCATTGTAGGATGCACACCTTCTAATTTATTTAAACTTCTTCCTGACAACTTATACATTTATCTAGTTCCCTTTTTCTTTTTAATAGTATGAGTAAGAAAGCCATTAACACTTCCCCCACGCTTAAACTTAAAATTAAACTTTGCTTTTAGAGCATCTTCAGCACGTTTGATTCCAAACTCCTCTAAGAAACCCCCTATCTCTGCACCACTCTTGTAATTCTTATCACGTAGCCTAGCTCTTAAACTTTTCAATGTAGTAACCAGATCTCTAAGTTGATCCTCGTTCATGTCCATATAACTTCCGTATTGTTCGGGAGAGACAGAACCACGTTTGTTTGAACCTAGTACATCTAGTATTTCATTCTCTACTTCATCTATTCTAAACTTTAGTTCTTTTTCAGGATCAACTCGTCTTACAGTTTTCTCTTCTTTAATCTCTGTTCTAGTTTCAAGCTTCTGATCCTGCTTCTTTCTTTCTGCAGCTTCTCTGGCTTCTTTATTTTTCTTTCGGGTCATTGCAGCTTTAACTGCAGCTTTTAATCTGGGCATTATTTTTTCCTCATGTTAAAAAACTTACCTGCAGATCGTGTGGCAAAGCTTGCACTTACGATAGCTCCTAATGCTATCTGATACCACTGGGGCATACCTGCAAGTGCAGTAAACCCATCTGCCACTATTGCCCTACCCCATTCACCACAGAAGCTCAGTACTAAAGGAATGCTAAACAAAAGTGTAAGCCATTCATCTTTCCACGAGGACTGTGATGCCCTCATAGCAGCTAAGTCCCAATCTATCTCACCTGTTGCTTCTTTCATACGAATAGTAGCTTCAGCCTTTTGTATAGCTGTTTTACCTTCGATGTAAGAAGACGCTAGACTAGATACAGAACTTAATATTGTACCTAGCATTATACACAATCACAATCATCGTGGCACTTCTTGTTCCACAATGCACACCACAATCTTTTAAAATACTTTCTCATCGTTCTTCCCTCTCCATTCTTTTGGGTTCTGACTTCTCTGCTCCCATCCATATGGCGAAACTGCCTGTCATTGCTCCAGTAATCACGGATATTAATCCTGCTTGCTGTGTGGTCAACTCTGGCTGACTCAAAGCCCATTCTATACAGCGAATGTAAACTCCTGTCATCACTAGCATCATAAGTCTTGGTAATATTCGCCATCTGTCAAGAGTCTCTGGAGTCATGATTTTTTTTCTTGTCTTTAAAGGCTGATTGGTCGTGTCTAGGATCTTTAGCTTGTTCTATTATTTTATCTATCCAATCACCATTGTTACCTGTAGCACGACAATACTCACACTTATCATCTTCTATGTGATGCCCACAAACTTCACATGTAGGTTCATAAAGCATTAGTATATTGGTATTCTATCTAAAAGAATCTCATTCTGCTGTGCTATAAATTTATTAATAACATCTTGGTTTACACATATGACCCTCTCTACAGGTCTTTGTCCATAGAACTTCCATATTGTTTTTACTAGGGGTGCAGGATTTTCTATCACAAAAGTCTTGCATTCCTCTACACTATGAAAGTGTCCATGTTCTGGTTGCTTAAATATAAGTATATCCTGCATACCATTATCGTGTACTCCTAGCATTACTGCTACTGCAAACCATGCTTCAGCTATCATTCTCAAAATACCCCATGTTATGTAACCTTTCTATAACTTCTCGTTTTTTTAGCAATACCTTTAGGCTGTTTAACGAATTGTTTCCCTGCTGCCTTGCCTTTTCTTTTAGCTCTAGTTGTCGCTGCGTACTCTTGGGGTGATAGAGCTTTGATTGCAGCTGTTGGAAGATAGCGTTCTCCAGTTTGTTTACTCGGCTTACCACTTTTTGTTCTCCATTTTTGCTTTGTCCATGATTTAAGTGACCTTTGACTTTTTGCTAGTGCCATGCTGTTTCCTTAATGTTTCTTTCGCTTTCTTGGCAAGCCTAGATTGTTCAGTTTTTCCTGCAAACCTAGCTCGTTGTTCAAGAACGGTGAGGATTTGGATCTTCCTCGCATAGGATTTGTTAATCTTTTTAACTTTTGTAATAGTTTTTTTTGCATCTGCTACCGTTGCGTACTTGATACTTACTGTATCCTTAGGATTCTCATCCGTGTAGAGTCTTCTACCACTTCCTTTAGGCTTTTTGCCTGTGCCAACCTTAGGGTCAGCCATTACTTATAGCCCCCACCACCTTTTTTGTAGCGTTGGGCTAGTAATTGTGCCTTTCTTGCACTCCATTGTCCGGGATTACCACCCTTTGACCCTGCTTTTATAGCCTGAAACATTCTTTTTCTCATTCCCGGCTTGGTATAGTTACCTGCTTTGTTTACGGTTGACTTTTTTTGAGCCATTTCTCTTCTCCTTTGCGTATAGGTTGTTGAATACTCTGCCAGTATCCCACACATATTCCGTTTCTTGCTTTGAATGAAAGATTCTTTGGGAGGGTCTAAAGTCAGGTGGTCCTTCTCCTGCTTCAAACCATGCAGGGTGTGTCACTCTAACTCTATTATTGGGTAATGCCACAATATTTCCTGTGTATTTACCTGCATCCATCAGTTCTAGTACGTGTGACTGCTTATGTTGCGCAGGGTCATCAGCTATTTCACTGTTTGTGTAGTCTACAGTGAAGTAATATTTAGCAGGATAGAACTCTCCATCCACTTTTGCTATCCACGGTGCAGGTGTAGCTCTGTCTAGCACATATACACTATGATCATGGGACATACAATCCCAAGGTTGTGCTATGTAGGGTGGCATTTCTTCAGCCCAGTCTTCTACAGGAGTGTCTCCTACTAGGGCTGTGATAGGCATTCTAGCCCACATAGCTCCACCATGCACGTTTGGTTCGTCAGTATCGTCAGTCTCACAGCCAGTAAATATAACTTGAAAGCTGAGTGACCTATTTGGCATTGTTGTTACAGCTATAACCATGCAGTGTAAGAACTCGCCATGATATTTTTCAAAGTTACAGGTATACTCTCGTCTTACCCAAGCTTTGAAATACGGAATGTTACTTTGTAGATATGCCATAGTGACATAATTATACTACTTCTTCTTCTTCTTGTCAACCATTCCGTACTTTTTTCCTGCCACAGCACCACCAACTTTATACATAGTGCCGTACTTTTTCATTGCTCCACCTTTTGCGTAGCCTTTTTTCTTCATAGCTCCACCACGAGCCATGCCCTTCTTCTTCATTGTGCCGCCTTTATTCATGTAGCCCATTTTATTACGTACAGATGTAGGCAACTTCTTTAGCCCTTTAGCTCCTGCTGCAGGTTTTTTGAGTCCTCCCACTGCCATACCTTTCTTTTTCATCATAGCACCACCTCGTGCCATACCCTTTTTCTTCATTTTGCCTTTGTGCATTGCCATAGTTTTGCTCCTATTTATGGTCTGACCAACCTTCAGCTATCATAGCGTCTTCCACCTCTTTCAAAGTAAAAGATCTGCCATAGTGGGCTTCCACTGCGGCTCTTACGTAGAAAACATCACTGTGAGGTATATGTAATTTATCTAAGTTGTTATTAGCCACAGCAGAATAAAACTCCTCAATTACATTATCTGTGTATAGTTTTACGGATTTTTTTCCCATTGTCAAACATTAATTTAAAAAAGTACGGATAAATCCCTATATAGACATACATTTAATATGTTACATGTAAGTGATTATTTATTTATATTGAATAAACATTTTAATGTAACACTTAATATGTCATCCTAGTTTATATAATTATATCATGTATGCTTTTAGTAGTCAATACCAATTATTTGACACCCCTGTATCTATCCGTACTAAAGTGGTTAACACTCATTTTTCCTAATCTGTGTATTTATATATACATATATCTGACGCACCCCCCCTTCCCCATGCGTCCCAATGCGTGATGCAGGTAAAATCGTGCATCCCGATGCGTGGTGAACGCAAATTGTGCATCGCAATGCACCTTGAAATGCGCATCGCCTTGAAAACAAACGAGTTTGTTTTTAAAAGCAACTGTTATCACATCAGTTGCCGTAGGCAATCAGTAGTTTGAGGTCAAGATTTCTGAAAAAAACAGGTTTAGGCTAAAGCCTATGGATAGTTTTTGGTCATTCAAAAACATACCCCAAGGGGGTATGATCATTCCCGACATTGTTGGGAAACGGCAACCCTAGTAATTGGTTAACACAACATTTGTTTACAAATGTGTTAACCAATTAATAGAAGGAGGGCAAAATGCCAAACACAAAATCCAAACTCGTAACTGCTCTAAAGAGCAAATCTGCTAAAGCAACTAAAGTTGCTCCAAAGGTTTCTAAGAAACCTCAGGCTTTCCAAAAGTACTCTGGTACTTTTGAAGCTAGAGGAGCAGTCATTGCTTCAGAAACTGCTAAGTTTCTGTTGGAGCATTCCAAGCTTCACAAGACTGATACTCAGTCTGGTGGACTAGCTTACCAAACTGGTAAGCTGATCGATGAGCTTTGCTTGGAAAGCAAATACGGCAGGATCTCCAATCATAGATTGGAAGAGTGTTCTCTGAACAAACTCACTTCTCAGAGGAGAAGTGAATGTTTATGGTTCTATAGGAACCATGACCAAATCACTGCTTGGCTTGAGAACAGAGTTCTCACCAACGGAAAACAGTCCCTTGGCTTTACATCGCTTTCAGCGATGAAAAGAGCATTTGTTGAAGAAGTCGGTGACTTCTCAACAAGAAAGAAGCCAAAGGCTTCTAAGAAGAAGTCGAAGACTTCTCAGTCTCAACCAAAGGTTGAGGTCAATCCCGACAATGTTGGGAATGAGGTGACTTCTGTTAAGAAGTCGAAAGTGATCAACGTTCCTTCAAACCCCAAGGGTTTGGCTCAGTATACTGCTGAGATTGCTTCAAGGAAGCAATTTAACCTCGAAGAGGTTATCTTGCAACTCATAGAGTTGCACCATGCTTCACAGCAGAAGCCAAAGGCTTCTAAGAAGAAGAAGAAGAGGAAGGTAGCGTAAGCTACCTTTCACTGAAAGAGTATAGCACTTAGGTGCTATGCTCTTTTTTTTGTTTCAACCTTTTTAATCGGAGATTAAACTATGACTTGTTTTCTTTTAGTGCTACTTGTAGCACTTGGCTTTCATCTCTTAGACCATTGGTTTAACAATGGTTACCGATAGGACTTGATTGCCGAAGAGACTTAGACTATAACACAGAAATAAAACACCTGAACTTCAGTGAAGGTGTTTTATTTCTATTAGTGTTATAGACTTTGATGCCGACCAAACCGAAACCATTCCCGACAATGTTGGGAAGCAACTTAAACGGAGTTTAAAATGAGTAAAGTTCACTTGACTTTGAAGTCACAGAATATCAAGACTGGTGAGATTTCAGTCAGTACGACTGAAGAGGACTCTTGTCCAGACTCTTGTCCTCTTAGAGGAAAGGGATGCTATGCAGATGGCTACCCTTTGAAGGGACATTGGAACAGAGTTCCAGACATTGGTCTTGAATGGGATGACTTTTGTCAGACAGTACAGGACAAAGCTACAGCTTTGTGGAGACATAATCAAGCAGGAGATCTGCCCCATAAGAATGGGCAGATTGATGCTGATAAGGTCTTCAAGCTTGAAGAAGCTTGTAGACTTGGTGGCAAGAAAGGCTTCACTTATACTCATCATGACATGTCAGACCCTATGAATAGACTGATAGTCATGGTCTGTAATAAGGCTTCATACTTTGTCATTAATCTGTCTGGTAACAGCATGTCTCATGCTGATGACTTGGCAGAACTTGTGTCCTTTGGACACAAACCTGCTCCAGTCACTACTGTCATGCCATCTTTCTACGAAAGAAAGCATGTCAAGAAAGGTGTCTGGTCAGAGACTTATGATGAGTACAGATCAAGAGTTGATCTGTGGAACATCAAGACCCCGAAGGGGAAGAAGGTCACAGTCTGTCCTGCTACATATCGGGACGATATGGACTGTGCTAAATGTAAACTCTGTGCTATGTCTCACAGAGAAACCATTATTGGTTTCCCTGCACATGGTAACAGAAAAGCTAAAGCATCGGAGATAGCAAATGACACAAAGTAATATTGGATTTCAAAAGAATGCTTCCTCTTCCAAGAAGAGGAAAGTGTTTCCCGACAATGTTGGGAATGACAGAAGGGATAAGCACAACTCTCTTAGAGAGAGAAGGCTTGTCCGTAAACTTAGACTACGTCAGAAAGGAGTAGCATGATGCCAAAATTTCTTTGGGTAGACGTTAAGTATTGTCAGATGCTTGATGAAAACAAGGCTATGAATAGTCTCTTGATAGAGAGAGATGAAGAGATACAAAAGCTAAAAAAGGAGATAGCTAGGTTAAAAGCTAGTAATAAAAGATGGTATAAAATGTACAAAGATTTAAGAAAGGAGTAGCATGATGATAGTATTTCAAGATGAGTTACCTCTTGACCACAGTAGGTCTTTGACCTATCTGGCAAAGAAATGGGCATATGATATTTATGCCTATGATGAAGGCACAGCAAGGTTTAATACAAACCTTGACTATTACCTAGAGTGTGCTTGGAGATCTATAGGTGAACATCTATGGTCTGAAGGACTCAAGGTGAATGTGCCAGTGGGAGCTACTTATAGTAGCTTGAGAGAGACAACTATAACTTTTGGAGGTGACTATGTATGATCAATTCGTAAGAGCGCATTGGAATACTCACAAGAGTCTGTATTCCTTACAGGACTACAAGACTAGCCGTGTGATTGACCGAACCAATGACGTATTTCTTACCAACCCTAGCTTTGTCGTAAGACAAGGGGGACGTAAGCGTGTCATTGAAGAGGGCAAGAAGAATGTCCATGCCTTTGTTGTAGGGTATAGACCCTACAAGTTTACGGCTGAAGAGTGGGACGATTATTATTACTCAGGTAAAACGTGGAGAGATGTGACGTACAATCCATATAAGAACACCACCTTTGTCTACAAAGACACAGGTGAGACAGTGGGCAATGACATGACGATGGTCAAGCTCATGACAAGAGAGGGAAAACCTCTCATCAGAGTATACAGTTAATATAGTACTTGAACTTTAGTGAAAGTACTATATAACTGTGGTACATAAACCCAACGTTTCCCGACATTGTTGGGAGACACAACACAGAAAGGAGCATTACCATGCTTACATTTAACTTTGACAACTTGCCAAAAGGCACAAAAATCTCTGGTGGTTTTACTGCCATCAAAATTATTGCTACAGCAATCAAGCTGAAGCTACAAGGCTACAAGCCTGTCATCTACAGGAATGACAAAGTCCAAGAGACAGGATGGTTTATCCGTAAGGGTAAAGGTGGCAAGTCAGGTGAACCTTTGGTTCGCTTGAACTTTGGCAAGAGTTACTCTTGCTTCCATGCCTACGATAGAAAGGGCAAGCGAAGAGTGGCACACTATGTGCCAATCAAGTCCTTCCTTATCCAGAAGAAGGTAGCCTAACAATGATCCACTACGAGGTCTTTGTATCCGTAGATGAACAGAAGGGTGTGGTGCGAGTGTCTTACTCGTACCCCACCATCATGGACAGTTCATCTGCGATTAACTACGCATTGGACGTAACTAGGTCTTGCTATCCAGATGCCAAGGTAGAGTTTCTCTTTGTAAAAGAGTATCTACTTGACTCAGAGCCAGACGTAGGCTATGTCTATGAACAGCATCCTGAGATGCCAACTTATCATTAACCAAGAGAAAGGAGTCAATTATGGCTTTAGATTTTACACCTAACACAATTCAACAACTCCCAGAGATCTGTGACTTTGTACCTCAGTACGAGAAGTCACGAATGGAGGGTCACAAGTTTGTGATCAACCCTGTGACTGGTGATGTCATTGCCCACATGGGCAAGGGCTTTAGCCCTGCAGGACACAGAGCATTCTGCTCTTCTGTCTACAAGGTTGTCCGTGACAACCATACACCCGAACAGCTAGAGGGCATGAGTGTAGCCTTCCGATCTGCTCATGGTGGTGGTTGGCTACGAATGGATATCACATTACCTAATGTGACTTATGATATCGTTACCAACAATGGTCACAAGACCAAGACAGGCTATCGTATCATTGCGTTGCATGGTGTGGATGGTACGTGTGGTAATCTGATTTACTTTGGTGCTATCGACTTCTTCTGCACCAATGGTATGATTACAGGTGAGTATGACATGACGAAGTGTAAGAACACTTCTAACTTCACCATCGGTGGTCTGGAGAAGAGACTGTACGATGGGTACACAGACTTCTCTGATCGTATGGCTAGGCTCAATACTTGG